CAACCTATTAGCATCACCAAATAGTTTCCAAGGCTTTAAGATACGATCTGCTAAGAATAATCCAGCAATACCACCAACTAATTTTAGTGCACCTATAACAGGGTTCTTCTCACCAAATGCAGACAGTATAAAGTCTACGCTCTTCAGTACTACCTTAGATAATATCTTGAACCAACCACCAATTACTGTAAAACCTACAGATATAATCTTCTTATTCTTAGGATTTGATAGAAAGTCTAGGACAAACCAAGTAGCAGCAAACTTTAATAACTTTGTAAATGGTGATAGTAACTTCTGTAACCAAGACCACTTACCTTTATCTACTTTTGGTTTATCTTTCTCTACACCATCTTTAACATCCTTAGGATCAGCAAGTAACTTCTGTTCGTAGTCATTCTCTTGTTTTTTGACTAATTGTAACCTACTTGCTTCTGCTGCATCTCTTGCAGCCTGTGCCTTTGCTTCTAAACTATCAGTTATTATCCTACCAATATCCTCTACCGTATTACCCATCCTATTAAATGCCAATGTCATTGACTTAATAGGATCATTTCCAGCACCAGCGGTACCACCCTTATCTTTTACAGCAAGGAAGGATCTTACTTTAACTTTTTTTACTTGTGGTGCCATTAAATCGAGGTACGATTAGATGCCGCTTGTTTGGCTTCTTCTTCCTTCAGATAACGAATTAGCAGATTCACGTATACATCCCTTTCCCACGGAATCATATTCTCTAACTCTGTCAAACTATATTTGTGATATTGCATCATTGCAAAATTCACTTCAAACAGATTCATTAGAGAATCGTGGGCTAGGGCTATTCGAAAAAAGCCGCCATACCCTCCAATTTAATCTCACTTTTAACTTCAGTCTTAGGGTTAAAGACTTCTAAGGTATGTTCTAACTTAGGCATAGTTTCAAAGAAACTCTGTACCATAGCGAACTGTTGGGAGTTCATACCTTCAAAGAACGAGACTAGTTCTGTCTTCTTATAGTTCTTTGCATCTTCTACATCCTCACCTGTTGCAATCTGATCTACACAATCAGCAGCAAGGTCAAATACATCATCAATATTAGGATTTTCCGATAAGTTATTCTTTACGAAAGTATCAATAGAAGGATACTTCATAACAAGAGTGACTTCATCTGTGATCTTGATCTTCTTAGAATGTTCTGGAGGTATAACAACTTCCACTTCTTCTAAGTTAATTTCAACATCAACTTGAGTCTTACCATCATCAGGACAAGTAAGTTTAAACTCACTAATCTCACCAACTGACTTAGCACGAATACGAAGGAAAAGTAATTCGATGTCAAATGTAGATAGTGTACCTACATTCTTTACGCTAGTACAATTTTTGATGATCTCTTTAACTGCTTTAACCATTTCCTTTTGGTCTTGTGATTCCATTGCTACGTAAAGTAGCTTTTCCTCACGAACCAAGAAGGGTCTATAGGTCACTTTCTTCCCAGAAGGTAGGTTGCACTCATATTCTGGTACAACCAGGGTAGGTAATGGCATAGTAATTCAATTCAGTACAAGTATTTATGCGGTCATTTCCGTGTTACGAGAATGTCACCGTCATCATCTTCATCATCATCCCAAGGATCGTTTAATTCATCGATCCTATCTTTTAATGACTCTGATAAAAAGCTGTCAGATTCTTTAACCCTATCGGTAAATTCCTGATCAGGTGTAAAATTTACAACTAATAGTTCATCACCCTCCTGAACTTCTGACATTTCAGGGTGTTCTTGAAATTTCTTCTTAGGGGGTTTTGGGGGTTCCATATTCCATCCTTGTGACATAAGTCTTATAGCACTAACGAGTAGGATTATCCACGTGGCAGTAAATATTATGTCAAATATAGGATTCATTTGGGTAGGTCAAATAGAATATTGTGTATGTAATCTATAGCCCACTCCTTGTCAAACCAACTAGACAGTGCTGCTATTGTTTTCTTGTTCTTTCTTTGCTGAGTAGAGTACCATACCTGATCATCCATTCTCAGCATCGCATCAACATAGTTATCTTCTTTTTCAACAGATTTGACCCAATCACATAGTGTGTTTAAGTAACCCTCCAGTATCCTTATATACTCACCTACCTCTTCTTCATCTCGTATCCTAACAAATTTAAAATGAGGTGAGAAAATATCATCACCCCACAAAGGTAAAACTCGTTTTTCTTTGAAAATATATGCGTTACTAATAGGTGCTATCTGCTCATAGATCTTTTCACTCCCTCTAACAGGAGAAATATCTACAATAGCAGCAGTTATCACAGTCTTAGTAGCAACAATATCACACCCGAAGATAGGTATATTGTAGTTATAGTCAGGAAAGAAGACACAATGCAGTACATCGAGTCCCTTGACTTCTGAAGTTTCTAAATGGATCTTCCTGAAACCTGGTGCTTTCCACATTTCATTTTTAATCCATCCTGCTTCAAAATCAATCCACTTACAGTCACATTCTAAAGGTTCAACTCCATCAAATGATAAAGCTGCATTCCTGATTAAATCAGCAATCTTTTCACGGACCATAATAAAATCATATTACATATACTATCTAGGCACTAAAGCAACCTGCTCCAATCGGAAGTATACTTCTTGATTGACCTATTACCAATGATATTACCAATATCAGTAGCTGCATCAATGACTCTATCTAAAGTATCCACGTTCTCGTTCGCATTACGACGATTAACAACACTACGTGCACTTCTGACAGTCACCTCATCAGTAGTCCAATCAGCAACTGATTTGACAGTAGTACCAAGACGGAATCTCTCTAGGTAGAACTGTACATCTAATTTCATTAAAGATGTATGTTCGTTAGACATCTGTATAGTACTAACATTGTAAGGGAAGCAACCAACTGCTCTCCACTGTGCTGTTATCTTATTATCTCTTATCTGTCCTACTCTCTTATTACCATCGACAAATCTTGTTACAAGGTTAGATCCAGGTTCATACTTATTGATAAGAATATCTGAAGTGTACTTATCATAGAACATACTTCTATTTTCAGTATCTCTACTAATACCATTCATCCATCTTTCAAAGAAGTTTCTATGCCATTGGTTCTTTGTTATTATAAACTGTACATTTAAATCTGTAGGTGTCTGTTGTGTAGCATATCTCCTCATCGATCCAAAGTTTGTTACTTCACCAGACATCATATTCCTTGATGGTACCGTAACCTGATCAGCAAAGAAGTCTATAGCCTCATAATAATCACTTGCTCCTCCAAATTCATTCAGATCATAGACTAGAAACGGTGGTATAGATATCATCACCGTGTACATATTTGAGCGTGCTGGCTCAAACGCTCCTGTCGCAACGGTATCTTTAAATCTTGTAAACGAAATTCCCATTAGTAAACGTGTTTCGATGGAATTGGTATATTCCTACCATTAATAGTAGTAACAAACTGTTCACAGGGGATCAACCCCACGTCAGGCCACTCAGTACTAGGTACGTCATAAGTAGCGGATAAAACATTCTTTCTCAAGTATTTATGCAAGGTTTCGTTGGGTACTATCTTATTACCAGAAGCTAAGTCTGCACCAACGATTGTTCGGTACTCTGGTTCAACATAATGTAAGTTACCACCCCAGAAGTGAGTAGAGTCTTCTCCTAAGATATAAACCAAGGGATATACATCCCAAAACCTATACTTCTCACCATATTCTGCTCTATATGTGAAGAAAAGCATCCTTCCAATAGAACCAGGTTCTGCAGATGGTGTCATTCCCTCCAATCCGTACTGAAATTGGCTCCTCCACCAAGATGGATTCTGAGATTTACCTCCTGCTAAGTCTTTTATGTCTTCAAATAGGCTCATAGCCCTAAATCGTGCTCGGTTAATACCACAAATTCCATCTTACGGTCTTTAGCATACGTTGTAGCAGCCTTCCACTTAGCCTGGTTAATACTATAAGTTCTTATCTCGTTAAGGTACTGTTTAGTTACCTTTACCTTAGGTTTTGGTCTTCTAGTCTCTCTATCAGGTTTAACTTCTATAATATATTCCTTGAGACCCTTGCCTCTCAAACGACCTTTAACATAGAAATCTGGGAAATATCTATGTGGTCTCCTGTCTACAGGTGAGATATAAGGTACAATTATCTCTTCTGAAGACCACTTTACAACGTTAGAATTCACATCACACCAAAGCATTACTTTCTTCTCCCAAGAAGATCTATAAATAATGTTTGTAGGATCACCTTTATACTTGCCTGGGTTACTAGGTCTGAATCTTCCTGAGTAAGTTTTTCTCTTCGGCATATGGCAGCTCCATTAGTATATCCAAGATCAATTCCAACACAAGTACCTGGTGGGGACTCAATCAGTGCAGCCATTACTGATGCAGACTCCTATGAAACTAAGGTAGTGGATTACTTGGTGATAAAAGTATATAGTTCAGATAAGGGTAACCCTTACAAGCACATTGGTGGCAACAGTAGCGGTGAAGGTGCTCTATATAAAACTATTTATTTGTATTTACCCCAAGGGTTAAAAGAAGAATACGGTGCTGAGTATGCAAGAACTACTCTAGGTGCTGCTGGTCTTGGTGCTATGAAGATGGTCAATTCTGCTATGGCTGGTAATGCAGGTGGTAGAGCAGATATGCAAGGCAATATGGTTCAAGCACTACAACAGACTGCTGGTGCTGCTAAACCAGAATTTATTATGAATGCTGTGGGATCTGCTATAGGTACTGTGAACAGTGCATTAGGATTACAGGCAGATGGTTTAGATGCCAACGCAATATCTGCACTAACAACTAAAAAGATTTTTAACCCATATCAAGAAACAACATTTAGAGGTACAACTTACAGATCACACAACTTTAACTTTAAGTGTGTGCCAAAGAATATGCAAGAAGCCAAAGAACTTTATAGGATAATACACGTCCTTCGTAAAGCAATGTTACCTGGAACAAATGATGGTACACCTGAAGATCTGCAGGGATTCGCTGATGATGAAGAAATGTCTGATATGACTGCAACGATTCTAGGTAGTGAATCAGGTGGTGGTAGTAACCGTTTCCTTACGATACCTGACTATATGAGGCTAGGTATCGTAAGGGTAGAAGGTTCTCCCAATGAAGATGGTGATCTAGATCTAATGGCAGGACAACCTGCAAGACTCTCTAGAATTATGCAATTCCCTGTGAAATGTGTATTAACAAACCTTAGTATGGATCTTACTCCTGATGGTCCTTACAACTCATTGAAAGATGAATATGATAGTGGTGTGGATTATGGTCCTGCTGCATTTAACTTGAGTTTAAACTTCGATGAAACTGCATTCCTCACCAAAAACGAAATAAGATAGTATGGCTTACTTTAAGTACCTACCTAAGGTATATGTCCGTAATAAGACTAGGGTTGATGGCTTTCAACCTTACCAACTTGCGGTTAATATCTTCAGAAGGATCAAAATCCGTGATTCACTTCAAGGTGCTCTGTTAGGTTTCCTCCAATATGAAATTGGTGAGAATGAGAGACCTGATCAAGTAGCATATAAGTTCTATAAGGATTCTGGTCTAGATTGGGTCATATTGCTTGTAAACAATGTGATCAACGTGAATCAAGACTGGCCAATGAACCGTGAGGATCTCTTCAAGTACGTTGAAGACAAGTATGGTTCAGTAGAAGGTGTTAGACACTATGAAACTTTAGAATACTTACATACTGATGGTAGTGTACTATTGAAATCAGGATATCAAGTACCTGAGGATTTCCAATACACCAAACCTGATGGCAGTATTGTACCTTCATCATCAAGTCGCATACCTGTATCATACTATGCATACGAGAACGAAATTAATGAAACTAAGAGAAATATATACCTGCTTCGCCCGCAATATTTGACTGATTTCGTCGCTGAGTTCAAGAAACTAGCAATGTACCTTCCCAACGCAGAAGTTGATGAGAATGGATACAAAAAGACTCAGGGATCTCTTGCAGAAGAATTTATCGGTTTACCCAAATACAACAAACCCAGCCAAAGCACTGCTTCAACTGGGTCTGCGTCTGGTAGTGGTTCTAGTACCTCACTTGTAAGTAAGGGTTCAACCTAGAAACACCAATTTTCGTCTTTATAGATGTAACAAGGTACTCCGTGATGATTGTACTTGTTAGGTCTGAATACTGGTGTCGATTGATACCAAGGTAAATAATGCGTTTCACCCCAATGATCGTGGTGACGGTGCCTCCTTCGACGTTCTACTCGTTTATACCAGCAATTCCATCCAAATTGAGGATCTTTAACACAATGTGTTGGAGCTACCTCTGCTCCGTCTAAAGTTGGTTTTACCCAATTTGTAGTTTTGTGGTGAGCTTGAACTGGAGCTGCTAGGAAGGGAATTGCCAAAAGTGGAAGAAATTTCATAGTGTGACCTCATTACCGTGTCTTGTACCTATTGTACCACGAACAAACACATCAAAGGCTATGCAATAGCGACAGTTTGTGGATTGGTTGGATTCTGCCTTGTGCATCAACTGAGATGGGAACACAAAGAGGTCACCTGGCTTAGGTTGGAACCTCTGGTGCTTTGCAGTGGCGTTAGTGTAACCTAATGTATCAGGTTCTAAAACTTGTAGAAAACAGTTTGGATATAATCCCGTTTTATCGAATAGGAGGTCTCCACTGTTCGGTTCTGTCTGTATATAGAATATTCCACTCCATATTGCATTAGAGTGAGTATGAAAATCGCAATAATCTTTAGGATAGTGCAAAACCACCCAAGATCGCACAATTTCGATAATTACGTTAGGTGCGACTAAAAGGTGGTTTCTAAGGTACCGTGATAAACCCTCAAATATATGATTTTCGAGTTCTGGGAATTCCTTTAATATTTGCTTATTACACGATATGCTCTTGGTGTTACCGTGAGCACCCATACGTTCATACTTGATTTTTTCATCGACAAACGAAAGGGTGCCGTCAGGCACCCCAATATTCTCTTCCCATACAGGAACTGGAAAAAGTTCGTGTAGCATTAGTCCTCTGCAGCTAATTGCTGAAAGTAACTCAATGCATCATCTTCCGATTGTGCAGATACTGCAGCTTTTGTCTCTGAGAAGTTTTCAACCCCCTTTGTCCAACTTTCTGCTGCTGGAGCAGGATTGGATCCAAGGGCATTAATCTCTCCTTCGGACTCCTCGGTTTCTGCGTCGTAGCTTTTTGGTTTGACAGCTCGACCCAGAACCGCTTTAAGACGACCATCAAGCTCGTCATAAGTTTTGAAGTTCGAATCATCTGTGAACTCCTTGAGTGAGTGAGCCTTGTTAAAGATCTCCTCTAGACGTTCATCATCGAACCCACCTAGGGTACCTGGAGCAGCGAAGCAAGAATCATCATAGTTCCAGTAACCTGCTACCTGCTTGATTTTAAGTTTAAAATCAGCACCTCCCCATAGATCAAATGGGTTTATCGCTGGTTGTGGATCGTAATCATTCTCATCAGGCTGCATACGTGCAGACAACTTGTCAAATATACGTTTTCCGAACTTGTATAAAAATACTTGTCCCTCATTATCAGGATTTAATGGATCCTTAACGACATAAACGTTTGCATAGTAAGAAAGCTTACGCTTCTGCTTACGTGCTACGTCCTTGTCCTGTTCTCTACCACTGTTCCACAGTGTACTGTTGTGAGCACATACAGGGCATTTTTCACCCTTAGTAGTTGGACAATTCTCAATCAACCAACCACCAGGTCCTTGGAATGCGTGACTCCAAACTTGTGCCCAAGGTAGTTCTTCTGATTGCTCTTGAGGAATGAACCTTAAAATGGCAAATCCGTTACCAGATTTGTCAACGCCTGGTTTCCATAGTCTCTCGTCGGTTTGCTTACCAGAGCTATTGAGTTTCTCTATCTCTTTAGTGAGATTTTGAAACTTTCCAGACTTTTTCTTTAGTGTTGCGAATGACATAATTAGTCCTTTGTAGTGTTTTAGATGTTTTTACTACCCATTAAGGGTAACGTACTATTTATACAATGTCAAGCCTCTATTAAGACTTGTCAAGCTCGTTTTTCCACTGTTTTAACTTGATTTCCATATCAGTCAGGACAGCGTTAATATCCTTTCCCTGACTGTATATTTTGGTCATCTCATCCAGTCTGAGCTTGATCTCTCGTGCTTCTTCATCCTCCAATGCTAACAGTGATATTCTAGCATAGAATACCTTCTGTTTGGCTATGAGTTCCATCGTTTTTTCGATATGTTCTCTCTTGTCCTCCTTAGCCATTGTTGGGAACTTTAGAGAGATATTGTACAGGTCTTCATAGAGCTGTTGCATCTCTCCCATCTCATTACGGACCACTTCAGATTCGTAAAATCTTTCGCTCATAATGGTAATACTCCTCGTGATGTTTTCTTCACGAAATTAAGTTGCTGTGCATTATATTTAATCTTGTCCTTCAATGGTCTAGAGATCAATTTGTTTACGGTTTCCACCTCAATCTCATACTCATCACAGACTACGACAACTGCATCAATGTAGTTAACTAGTCCGTCACTGTTTTTCACAACCTCCTCTACTAATCCAGAGAATTTTGCTTGTGTCATAAATTTGTCTTGAAGGTCTTTCATTTAGATAAGTTCATAAATTCGGTGATGTACTCTTGTAGTAAAGTATGATAATAATCTAAGTCATACTTCTGTATAACTTGAGTAGCACCATCTTCAATAGCGATTAGAGTTACTATCTTGTCAACCTTAACACCGCAACGTTCATAGTACATTACAGCATAAGCAGTCTCTTGTACAAAATAGTTCTCAATCCATTCTTCTTTCTTCTCTCTAGTAGCAGTCTTGAAATCGATAACAGCTAGTTCACCATCGAACTCTGCTATGCAGTCAACACGACCAGCAACCCGAAGATAATCGCTGTATAAAGGACTTTCCAGAAGATGTATATTGTCGATCCGATCCAAGATTTTCTTAGTAGATTTAAAAAGAAAAGTGCTAAGAGGATGCGTATCATCAAAAGGTACTGGATCGTTCTTCAGATAACACTCTACCATAGAATGATATCTATTGCCACGATTTGTTGCGAGAGAGCTAATACGATTAGCTTCTTTCTCTCCTACTCGCTTTCTCCATTTAAGTATACCATCCTTCTTTCGATGTCCTGTCACTGTAGTGACGGATGGATACCATTTACCTTCACTAACATTATATAAACGAAGACCGTCACGTTGGACGGCATTCATCTCAGTTAGTGGAACTGGTGGTCCCACAGTCTTAAACATAATTACATTCCCAGTTGGATTTTGGCAAGTAGGTACTCTTTTACAAAACCAGATCTAACGATATCTTGTATATCGAATTCGATACAGTCGAATGATGGCATTGTTTTAAGAATCTGCATAAATTCTAGCACACCATTGCGCTCGTTGGTTTTTTGTAAATCAGTTTGTGCGTGATCACCTGAGAAGATGATCTTACAGTTCTGACCGACTCTGGTTATTATACTATCCAACTCGTGAAAATTCAAGTTACTGAATTCATCAACAATTATTACACAATTATCAAACGTGGTACCACGTATAAAACTTGTAGACCAGAAGGATATGGTTGATTGATTACGCAGATTATCATAGAGCATCTCAAATGATGCATCATCTGGCATCTCAAACATATACTTCACCATATTCTTATATGGTATCTGATATAGATTTGACTTGTCCTCGTGATCACCTGGTAGGAACCCAATCTCTCTGGTTGGTACCAATGAACGAACCATATACACCTTCTCATAAGATGAGGTTGGTTCTAGGACATCTCTCAGTGCAAGAAATAAACTAATAAAAGTCTTACCTGTACCAGCAGCACCGTGTAGTACGATGTTCTTACCTTCAGCATAAGACTTAAAAACCCTTTCCTGATTGTCGGTTAAGGGTTCTATAGTCTTAAGATATTCTAGATTGATTGGTTTCTTTCTCTTCATTACTCTAGCGGATCCGTTTCCGTTAGCAGGCTTACGCTTTCTTGCTGGCATAATTAAGTGAATCGGGATAGGTTAGCTCTGGGATGAGCAGACTGAATCTTAGACATTACGTCCTTAAATCCATCGGACTGTTTGGGTTTACCATACATTGTCTTAGGTACCTGGTTACCGAAGTACCTTTCCATTTCAGGATGATCCTCTTTATATTTATCTAGGTCGTGGATAGACATAAAAACTTCGGTGATCTCTCCAGTCTCTGTGTTTTTAAAGTCGTAGTTTGGCATTTTTCTAAGTATTTAGTAGTAAAGAGGGCATTAATCTATCCTTAGGCACGGTTGGATATCTCCCCAACCGTCTGGATACTCCTCCTTATATTGGCAATCGCAATCCGTTTCGGCATCGGGACACCACCCTAGTGCCTTGGCAATGATTGGGAAGTTACAAATGAAATGGTCACGACATAGGTTAGCGACATCGATGTGCTCCTTCTGGGTACCATTAGAAGTACGTAATTGAATGTAATGCATCCAGCTACGAGCACTACCAGTCATATAGAGACGAGTAGGTGTTGCTAATGGGAGAACAAATCTCGCACATTCCTTCGCAATTCCCTCACGTATAAGTTCATCGTATAAATCCACCCCTTCAGCAAAGTACCTTGAGATCTTGCTCTTAAGGAATTTCGTCTGCGTTTCATCGAGATCATCTATAGAGTTCTGTCTGTTCTTTTTATCCTGTCTTCTCAGTTCAGGTGGATCAATAGCGGTACCAAGTAGTTCAGTGTTAGCATATCTCTGACTGAACTCTTGGAATGTAAAACTTCTATGCCTTAAGATCTGTGCTGCTAGTCCTCTAGTAGTGTTGATCTCTAGGGTCATATGGGCTTGCTCAAACACAGAGTAGTGACCGTGTTCGATACAATAACTCAAGAGTTTAGCCACGTTAGGGTTCTCTTGGTTCTTAGGGTTGGATACTCTTGCGATGTATCCTATAGTTTTTTCAGCGTCAGGAGTGACGGAAACGAGGCATACTTTTGTCATAATTTAGTCGTTCTTAAAGCACCTACCAATAACAATCAGGCAGAATGCCTGTAAATAATTTAGTGTTTGCAACCCAAAGATTGCAGGTACACTCCAGTTCCATACAAACATAAGAACTAAAGGAGTTAGAAACAATGAAGCAGCAGCTTTACCTGCTTCTTCAGAAGTCATAACAGGTTCCTTTTTAGGTTCTTCAACCTTAGGTTCCTCAGCAGGAGGCTCAGGAGGCTTGACACCCTTAGTATAGGTGTACATTACTCCTCTTCTTCCACTGGCTTGCGCTTGCGTCTCTTTTTCTTGGGGGGTTCTGTCTGGGTTCGCCATAGATTTGGATTCACTCTACCATCAGTTTGTTTAAAGTTTTTAAAACCTTTTTTATATCTATCATAATAATAATCAAACATCTCTACCTGCGTGTGAGGTATGCATAGATCATAGCATATCCCCTCACCCTCTGCTTCATACTCTACGAGGTAGGCAGTGTAAGGTAGCGTTGCATCCTGAGCATCCTCAGGCTTACAATTAGTTTTGAGTATCCTCATTTACTTCTTCCACCCCAGTTAATAGTGGGGAACGCAGAATCTACGACTGCTTTAGTAATACGGTACTTAGACTGTAATTTCTTATCCTTTACAAGGCAAACTACTTCTGCCTCTTCTGGATGAAGACCTTCCAACAGTTGAATAAACATATTCTCTTTCTTTATCATTGAGAGGTTATCAGCACCTCCTTCAATAAAGTAATAGAATTTACGTCCTTCGGTTTCCAAACGAGTATGTTCTGTACCCATTGGTGCTGGATTAGGTCGGTATGGCACTTCACCTTCAGGTAGTACTGACTTAACAGAGTCATCATAGTTCCAAATGAATAGAGAACGCAGTGTTTGACTGTTGTTCGCCTTAAGAACTTTGATCTTCTCTGCCTTAGTCTTAGCACTATGTGCTTTCTGAAGGACCTCTGAGATTAATAATTTCATAATTAAATTGACGGTTTAATCTTCATCCAGTTCTATTGTATCATCTTGCTCGTTGAATGACAAGTATAATAACTCTGTCTGATCAACGTTGCCTTGTTCGTCTAGCATTTCAGGGTGCGTAATCGCTTTAGCGTACGCTGCATTGTCTAAGTATGCATCAACATAGTCCTTAGTTAACCAAGAGACTAGTCCTCCTAAAATAAATGCTCCGAACAGAGCGAAAGTGTACAATGACTGGATCATTTCTTCGAACATCGGTCTCTCCATATAGTACAGTTGACAACAAAAAGGAACCTCAATTCTGTTTCTATTTAGAGAAGTTGCTGTGACTTGAAGTAACTTATTGTCTCATTACAACCACCTCTGTTCGTCCCATCCACTATTAACTGTGGGAAGGTAGAACCGTGTCCAAATTCCATATAGAATTGCTCTCTTGTAAAATTCTTGTCAAGGATGTACTCTTTGTACGGCCATCCTTTTAACTTATATAACTCTGTAATCCTACTACAGAAAGGACAACCAGGTTTCGTATAGATGGTTGTGTTTCTAGGTGCTGCCATAGATCTTTAAGGTAAGTGTACATTAAACGCAATGGAATAACGAGGATCATCTGTCCCGTTAGGTTCTGTCTGGTGCTCTAACCAAGACGGAAATAGTATAACAGATTCTGGTACAGGATCAAAGTATATTCCCTCTTCCTCACTTCCCCAGAGACACATCTTTGCAAATGGATTGGGGTTATAAAAAAGAATTCCTCCCTGTTCAGGTCGAGTCTTGTGGTAATACACACCAGATATTATTTGACCTGCGTGCGTATGACGTTCAAATTTCTTCCCTGAAGGACAAATATTTATCCAAGACTGACTGATTTCCCAGCCACCCTTCAACGGTTCTATGTATGCACTCGCAGAGTTTGGTATTGGCTGTTTGATTGACTCAAGATATTCTTCTATCGCTTCCCCAAGAAAACTCGTTAGCTTGGGCATTAAATGCTTCTTAAACAGCTGCAAAAGATGCTGCTTACTATGCGTACCGTGAATGGTTTCCTGCATAGCATTGGGTGACATATATGATACGCTTGACCAGTCTTGGGTCTCATTCAATAAAGAAATGAGATCATCAATCTCTTGAACGATCTCAATGTCTTGGTGCTCCTTAGGATGTACTTTTATTGGAAACAATTCCATTCAACGATTCCATTTTGATAAATTGTTCATTCAAATTATAGAATAATTTATAATTGGTTGTGTTAACCCAGTACCCTATGATGTCACTTCCATCACAGTTATATCCATAACCTGTTAAGGGTTCATTAACACCATCTATTCTGAAGGTTTTGCCACCATTCTCCAAGTAGTTATGAAACTTCTCATCTAAGTTAATCATCTTGGACCTCCTTTAAACGAGTTTGGCAGAATAATACGACCTCATCACGGTACTGTAAGAGTTCATCATAACATTCTTGGTTGCGAGCACAGTTCCTGAGTCTATTGTCAGGTTTCTGCAGACTCTCCATCAGGATCGTCCAACCCGCTTGCTTCTGTTCCTTGGTTGACATTTACCTCGTGTGTCTGTTCACTAACATTATATAGTGTTCCGTCGATGCGGTCAAGCTCACCGAGTACACTTCTGAAATACTTTTTGTTTTTCTTAATCTTTTTCTTGACCATAGCGGGATCATCCTCGTGTTTTTTGAGGATGTTTGCAATCTTTTTGAGTTCTCTTTGGGATTTTGCCAAGCGACGATCCCAAAATGCTTCACGTTGTCCTGTCATTGTGCGTCATCAATAATAATGTTGTAAGTTTTAAACTGATCAGTCTTGCCCTTACTCATATTACTATACCATATAGTAGAGTTTTTGTTGTGCGACTGCTCG